GACGTTTTATCTAGAATGGATGAATTAATGGAAACATATGGATTAGTACGAGTTGCTGATTTATATGATTTGGTTGGTATATCAGGTAGTTATACCGACAATAAATACGGATGGACTAATATAAGAAATGCACAGATAGTTCATGTAAGAGATGGGTATATGATAAAAATGCCTAGGGCGATACCTATAGATTAAAGGAGGAAATTATGAAAATATTAGATGATGCAAATAGATTAATGCATACAGGATTATTAAAAATTAAAAAACATAGTCCTGAAATATTATTAGTTAGTGGTATAGTTGGAACTGTTGCTACTACAATTATTGCTTGTAAAAAAACATTAAAAATTAATGATATTTTAGAAGAAAAAAATGAAACAGTAAAAGCTATACATGAAGCTTTAGACAAAAAAGATGATAAAATATATAACCAAGATGATGCAAATAAAGATTTAACAATTGTATATGCACAAACTGGTATGAAATTGTTTGAATTATATGCACCAGCAATTGGTTTAGGTGTTTTATCTATTGGAGCTATAGTTTCTGGACATAATATATTGAGAAAAAGAAATATTGCTATAGCAGCAGCTTATGCTATTGTTGATAGAAGCTTTAAAAATTATAGATCAAATGTTGTTGAACGTTTTGGACAAGATGTCGATCAAGAATTACGTTTTAATGTTAAAACAAAACAAATAAAAGAAAAAGATCAAAATGGCAAAACTGTTAAAAAAGAAGTAAAAGAAATAAACATAGATGAATGGCATAAAGATTTTAGTGATTATGCTAGATTCTTTGATGCTAGTTGCCAAGGTCATACAAAAGATCCTGAATACAATTTAATGTATTTAAAGCAACAACAAGCCTATTGTAATGAAATATTAAAATCTCGTGGACACTTATTTTTGAATGAGGTTTATGATATTTTAGATATTCCAAGAACAAAAGCAGGACAAGTTGTTGGTTGGTTATATGACAAAAATGGAAATAATCCAAATGGTGATAATTACGTTGATTTTGGAATTTATGATAAAAATTATGAACCAAGCAGACGTTTTGTAAATGGATGCGAATACAATATATTATTAGATTTTAATGTTGATGGGGTAATTTACGATAAAATTTAAAGGAGGAAACTATGAAAAATTTATTTATATTTGCGTTAGGTGCATGTGCAGGTTCTTTAGCAACTTGGAAAATAGTTGAAAAACATTATAAAGATTTAGCTGATGAAGAAATAGAATCTGTAATAGATACTTTCAAAAATAGAGAAAAAGAATTATTAGAAAAAACTGAAAAGGATAATAAAAAGGTTGAGAAAAGTGAAACCACTGAAAAGAAAAAAAGAACAACTAAAAAGGATAAAGTAACAAATCAAAAAATAATAGATACCGAGAATTATGGAAAAGTTGATCTTGAAACAGCAGAGGAACAGTTAATAAATATTAATCCAGAAGAATCTGCTGGCATTGAGATAATACATCCAAACGATTTTGGAGAAGAAGTTGGATATGATATGAAATCATGGATGTTATGGGATGATGGGATTGTTACTGACGAAAATGATGAAGTTGTTGATAATCCATCAGAATATATAGGTGATGGTTTATCTCATTTCGGTGATTATGAAGAAGATTCTGTTTATGTAAGAAATAAAACAAATCAAACAGATTATGAAATATTAAAAACAGAAAGAGACTTTGAAAATTAGGAGTTGATTCGTAATGTCATTTAGTGATCAGATTAAAAATGAATATTTCGAATGGTTATATGATTATGTTTGTAATGGTAGAGTAAATGAATATATATCATATAAAAAATTATTTATATTTTTGCATGATACAGAATTTACATTTTCAATAGAAATGGATGAAAATAGAGCATATGATGGAATATGTTTACGTCGTAGGTTTGCTAAAACGAAAGATCCTAGAGATTATGAATATATTCTTGATATTTTAGATAAACCATGTTCAGTCTTAGAAATGTTGTTAGCTTTGGCTATTCGTTTTGAAGAGGAAATAATGGATGATCCAAGATATGGCGATAGAGTAAAACAGTGGTTTTGGATGATGTTAAAAAATATGAATATTAATATGATGACAGACGAAATATTTGATAGAGAGTATGTAGAAGAATGCATATATATAATGTTGCATAGACAATATGAGTCAAATGGTAGAGGTGGCTTATTCTATATACCAAACTGTGAAGATGACTTACGTAAACAAGAAATATGGACTCAACTATGTTGGTTTTCAAACGGATTTAATAGATAATTTTAGTTAATTGAAAAAGAAGGATGTAAATTATGACAAACATAAAAAATAAAGATGTCGATGATGTACAGCATGTAATTAAGGAGTTTGAATCGGAAGGAGGATAGACAAGATGCCAGATTTCTTGATCATATCTACTCGTTCCAGTAAAAATGGTGTAGAAATATTCCCAACTTTCAAATTATATCCTAAATCTCAAGATCTAATGATACGAGGTGGAGATTTTTATGCGGTATGGATTGAAAGTAAAGGATTATGGTCTACAAATGAAGATGATGCGTTAAGTTTAATTGATTCTGAATTGACAAAATATGCTGACGAATATAGAACTAAAGATCCTGAAGCGATACTTCGTATTCAATATACTTGGGATTCAAATTCTGGTTCAATAGATCGTTGGCATAAATATTGTCAAAAACAAAAGAGAGACTCTTTTGAAATGCTTGACGAAACTATTATATTTGCAAACACAGAAACTGATAAAAAGAATTATGCAAGTAAAAAACTTCCTTATTCATTAGAAAAAGGTAACATAGATAATTATGATAAATTGATAGGTACTTTATATGATGAAGAGGAAAGACATAAAATAGAATGGGCAATTGGTTCCATAATACAAGGTGATTCTAAATTTATACAAAAGTTTATAGTCCTTTATGGAGCCGCAGGAACAGGTAAATCAACTATATTGAATATTATTCAAAAATTATTTGATGGGTATTATTCTGTTTTTGATGCAAAAGCTTTAGGCTCAGCTAGTAATAGTTTTGCATTGGAAGCTTTTAAATCAAATCCATTAGTTGCTATACAACATGATGGCGATTTGTCAAGAATAGAAGATAATACACGATTAAATAGTCTTGTGTCTCATGAATTAATGACTGTAAATGAAAAATTTAAATCTACATATGCTAATAGATTTAAGTGTTTTCTATTCATGGGAACAAACAAACCAGTCAAAATAACTGATGGTAAATCAGGTCTAATTAGACGTTTAATTGATGTACATCCATCAGGAAATAAATTGCCTGTTAGAGAATATCGTGATATTATCAAAAAAGTAGATTTTGAGCTTGGTGCTATAGCATGGCATTGCAGAGAGGTTTACTTGCAAGATCCTGATATTTATGACGATTATATTCCAACAGCAATGTTGGGAGCATCTAATGATTTTTATAATTTTGTTATTGACGCATACCATGTGTTTAAAAAGCAAAATGGTACAACATTAAAAGCAGCATGGGAAATGTATAAAAATTATTGTGATGATGCTAAAGTAGGATACCCATTGTCACAAAGAGCTTTTAAAGAAGAATTAAAAAACTATTTCTATGAATATAGTGATAGGTTTAATCTTGACGATGGTTCTAGAGTTAGAAGTTATTACGAGGGTTTTAAAACAGTTATATTTGACAATAATGAGAAAAAAGAAACAAAAAGTATATTAAAAGACGATATTGATATTTTTGTAGATTTTAAAGAACAAGACTCAATATTTGATAAAGAATGTGCTGATTGTTTAGCTCAGTATGCGTCTACAAAAGAAATTCCAAGTAAAAAATGGGACGATGTTAAAACAACATTAAAAAACATAAACACATCAAGAACACATTATGTAAAAATACCAGAAAATCATATCGTAATTGATTTTGATATTAAAGATGAATCTGGTAATAAATCTTTCGAAAAAAATCTTGAAGCAGCTAAAAAATTTCCAGCTACTTATGCTGAACTATCGAAAAGTGGACAAGGTATACATCTACATTATATTTATAATGGTGATGTCACAAAACTTAGTAGAGTGTATGCTGATAGCGTAGAAATTAAAGTATTTACAGGTAAAAGTTCTTTACGTAGAAAATTAACTAAATGTAATAATTTACCTATAAAGAGCATTAGCTCTGGATTACCTACGAAAGGAGAAAAGAAAATGGTAAGTTCCGATGTTATAAAAAGTGAAAAAGGACTTAGAAATTTGATCGAGCGAAATCTTAGAAAAGAAATTCATCCTGGTACAAAGCCAAGTGTAGATTTCATATATAAGATTTTGGAAGATGCATATGAACAAGGTTTAAAATTTGACTTGAGTGATATGAAAAATCAAATTTATGCATTTGCAGCTCATAGTACAAATCAATCAGAATATTGTGTAAAACTAGTTAAGCAGATGCATTTTAAGTCTGATGAAGCATCTTCACCTATCAATACAAAATTAGATGATATAGTTTTCTATGATATTGAAGTATTTCCTAATTTATTTTTAGTAAATTGGAAAATACAAGGTGAAAATAATAAAATAGTTAGGATGATTAATCCTACATCAGAAGAAATTGAAGATCTATTAAAATACAAATTAGTAGGTTTTAATTGCAGAAGATATGATAATCATATTATTTATGCAAGATTGATGGGTTATAACAATGAACAATTGTATAATCTTTCACAAAGAATAATCAATGGGGAGCGTAACGCATTCTTTGGTGAAGCTTATAATTTATCATTTACTGATATTTATGACTTTGCATCAGCTGGCAATAAAAAATCTCTTAAGAAATTAGAGATCGAAATGGGAATTCATCACAAGGAATTAGGTTTGCCTTGGGATCAACCGGTACCAGAGGAAAAATGGACTGAAGTTGCTGAATATTGTGATAACGATGTTATAGCAACAGAAGCCGCATGGGATTATTTATCTGCAGATTGGCTTGCTAGACAAATATTAGCCGATTTAGCTGATATGACAGTAAATGATACCACAAATACTCTTACAACAAAAATTATATTTAAGGGAGAAAAGAAACCACAAAATCAATTCTGTTATAGAGATTTGTCTCAACCGGTTTTTGAGATTGATCCTGACGTAAAAGAATTTTTAGATGAAGCATGTCCTAAGATGATGGCACAAACGCATGGATCTGAAAACAGTTTATTACCATATTTTCCTGGTTATAAATTTGAAGGCGGCGTTTCTACTTATAAAGGTGAAACAGTAGGTGAAGGCGGTTTTGTTTATGCAGAACCAGGTATGCATTATAATGTTGCGTTATTAGATATAGCATCAATGCATCCACATAGTATTATAGCAGAATGCCTATTTGGACCAGAGTTTACTAGACGTTTTAGAGAAATTGTAGTTGGTCGTGTTGATATTAAACATGAAGCTTGGGACGAAGTTAATAAAATGTTGGATGGTAAATTAACTCCTTACATTCAAAAAGTAATAAATGGAGAATTAACATCCAAACAATTAGCTAATGCTTTAAAAACAGCTATAAATTCTGTTTATGGTTTAACTTCAGCTAATTTTGATAATCCTTTTAGAGATATTAGAAATAAAGATAATATTGTTGCTAAACGTGGTGCTTTATTTATGATAGATTTAAAAGAAGAAGTTCAAAAAAGGGGTTTCACAGTTGCTCATATAAAAACAGATTCTATCAAGATACCTAATGCTACAGAAGAAATAATAAAATTTGTTATGGATTTTGGAGAGAAACATGGATATACATTTGAACACGAGGCTACATACGATAGGATGTGTTTAGTTAATGATGCAGTTTATATTTGTAGATATGATGATGGTCATTGGGATGCAACTGGAACACAATTCGCTGTGCCTTATGTATTTAAGACACTATTTAGTAAAGAACCTATAAAGTTTGATGATATGGTTGAAACTAAGTCTGTAACATCAGCTTTATATTTAGATATGAACGAGCATCTTCCAGATGTTAGTTTAGAAGAAAAAGAATTAGCAAAAATAGAAACCAAATTTAAAAAAGGTGAAATAGATGAAGCTGAATACAATACCAAAAAAGAAGAATTGAATTTAATAATTGAAACTGGTCATGATTATAAATTCGTTGGAAAAGTTGGAGCTTTCTGTCCTATAAAACCAAACTGTGGTGGTGGTTTACTTGTTAGAGAAAAAGATGGCAAGTATTATTCTGCTACTGGTTCTAAAGGATTTAGATGGCTTGAATCTGAAATGGTTAGAGACAATCCAGAAATTATAGACGATCAGTATTATAAAGATTTAGTTAATGACGCAGTCGATACCATATCTCAATATGGAGATTTCGAAATGTTTGTAACTGATATAGAAGAGAAAGGAGAATAAACATGAGTGATAGAACAATAACATTAATCAATATTTTTGCTATAGGTTTTATGGCAACAATTGGTGTTAAAACTGGAGAAGTAGTATGGGATAAATATATTACTTCTTTATTTAAAACAAAAATAGAAAAAAGTAAATAATATTTATATTTAAAAAAAAAACATTTAAAAGGAGATTAGATTATGCAAATAAGATTTAGAAATGATATATTAGAAATAGAAGATGCTAGAATTATTTATAGAAATTTTGAAGGAGTTGCTAGTAAATTTAATAGGGAAGGTGATCGTAATTTTGCGGTTATAATTCCAAATGATGAGATCAAAGATCAATTAATTGAAGCAGGATGGACAGTAAAAATCAAACCACCAAGAGATGAAGACGATACACCATTCATGTTTATGCCTGTAAAAATTAAATTCAACAATAGAGGACCAGCAGCTTACTTAAGATCTGGTGATACAGTTACAAGATTAAATGAAGAAACTATAGGAATGCTAGACGAAATTGATATTCAATCAGTTGATATGGATTTAAGACCATATGATTGGGAAGTTAATGATAAAACTGGACGTACAGCATATTTACAAGCTATTAATGTTATTCAAAATATTGACAGATTTGGTGATATGTATTCACAAGAAGGAAAAATATAGTATAGGAGGTTTATATGCCTAATTCGATAGCTTCTGGTTTGACCAGAAAAGAATATATTGATATTTTAAAAGAATGTGGTATATGCACTAAAAAATGGACTATTGCTAAATTAAAAGCTTTTCATAAACGAAAAGAAGAAGTAATAGCTAAAAGAAAAAAGAAGAAATAATTTATATTTTAAAGGAGGAAAATTATTATGAAAGAAAAATTAACACAAGTAAAGGATTATGTTATTAAACATAAAAAACAATTTTTAATTGGAACAGGAGTTGTTTGCGTTACAATAGTTGGAGTATGTTTATATAAACATATGAACAAAGTAGAAGTTTACGAAGACGTAGAAGAACTTACTGGTGGAACAATTGAAGAAGTAAAACAATAATATATAAAAGATGGGGGTTTTGAATATTTTTAATATTATAAGGAGAAGTAATATGAGTGAAAATGATATAATCAACACATCTAAAATGATGACCGTAGAATATTATAATAGATATATTCAAAACATGGAACCGGATATGTCTGATGTCTTAATAGACATAAACAATGTCAAAGTTATAGAAAAGAATGATAGAATTGATTCAATGCATTTAATACTTCAAGTAGATGTTGATTTATGGCTATCATATAATGTTATATATAATAAATATTTAAGTATGTTTACTGAATCTTATATAACATTGAATTAATAGAAAGCGGGTGACACCGTGAATAAAGAATTTTTGTATGATTATCAAAAAGAAGCCGTAGAAAAAATGAAAAACGGTTGTATACTTAATGGAGGAGTTGGTTCTGGTAAATCTAGAACCGCTCTCTATTATTATTTTCAAAAACAAGGTGGTAGTATAACTACGTCTTATAAACCTATGAAAAAGAATCCAAAAAATCTTTATATTATTACTACAGCTAGAAAAAGAGATACTTTAGAATGGGAAGGAGAATTAGTTCCTTATTTGATGACATCGTTGGATACGAACGAACATTATTATAATCATAAAGTAATAATTGATAGTTGGAATAATATTAAAAAGTATCAAGAAATTAAAGATGCTTTCTTTATATTTGATGAGCAACGAGTTGTTGGATATGGTGCATGGACTAAAAACTTTTTGAAAATAACTAAAAATAATGAGTGGATATTATTAAGTGCTACACCAGGTGATACTTGGTCTGATTATATACCTGTGTTTATAGCTAATGGATTCTATAAAAATAAAAGTGAATTCATACGAGAACATGTTATATTTGCAAGATATACAAAGTATCCAAAAATAGATAGGTATGTTAATACTAAACGATTAATACGGCAACGAAATGATATTCTAATTAACATGGATTTTATTAGAACTACTATTTATCATCATATTGATATTTTTACTTTATATGATAGAGAAAAATATAAGGAAGCAATAAAAACTAGATGGAATCCATATAAAAATCTCCCAATGCAACAAGCAAGTGAACTATGTTATGTATTGAGAAGAATTGTAAATGAGTCTGATTCAAGATTAGTTTCTTTATTAGAAATATTAGATAATTGTAATAAAGCTATTATATTCTATAATTTTGATTATGAATTAGAAATGTTATTAAGTCTTAAAAAATGTACTGATTATGAAATAGCGGAATGGAATGGTCATAAACATCAAGAAATTCCAGATAGTGAAAAATGGTTATATTTAGTACAATATGCTGCTGGAGCAGAAGGTTGGAATTGTATAAAAACTGATACTATTATATTTTTTAGTCAGAATTATTCTTATAAGACTATGGAACAAGCCTGTGGGCGTATTAATAGATTGAATACCCCATATAAAGATTTATATTATTATCATTTAAAAACCAATAGTAGTATAGATTTGGCTATAAGCAGGGCTTTAAAAGAAAAGAAAAATTTTAATGAAGGTAAATTCATTAAATGGAATTAAAAAGGAGAATGTATTTTGAAAACAAAAGTCATTACTATTATTAAAGTATTATTAATAATAATGATTTATGTATTTATGTTTTGGGGGTTATTTAAGGGTTGCGGTTATTTGATACATAAATTAAACAATAAAGAATGTAGTTGTAATATTTATATTAATGATACCAAAATTGAAACCAAAGAAGAACCATTAACAATTAAACAAGAAGAAAACGAAAAGAAAATTGTTAATGAAGTAAAAAAAGCAGAAACTGCAAAGAAAGTTGTTAACAAAGTAAAAACTACAAAGAAAACAACAACTAAAGCTACGACTACCAAAAAGAATAACACAAAAACCAACACAACTAAGAAAACTACTACAGTAAAACAAGATTCTAAATCAAAGTATCAATCATATGCTCATAATTTAGTAATAAATTCATATGGTTGGTCTGAAGCCGATTATGAAGCATTAGTTAAACTGTGGAATAGAGAATCTGGATGGAATCCTAATGCACATAATAAAAAATCAGGTGCACATGGAATACCACAATCTTTACCAGCTAAGAAAATGGCTAGTGAAGGATCAGATTATTATACTAATGGTTATACACAAATAAGATGGGGGTTAAAATATATTAAAAAAAGATATGGAACACCTTCTGCTGCGTGGGCTCATTCCCAACGAACAGGATGGTATTGATATTTGAAAAGGAGAAGATATTATGACACTCGTTAGAGATATGCCAGAGCATAAAAGATTAAAAATTAGAAATACATTAAAAGATATTGATGAAAGAGAACGTAATACTTTAAAAAGAAACGAAATGAAAAAAATACGAGATATTCAAAGTAGACGAAAAATAGCAGTTTATAATATGCATGATTTTATGAAAAAATATGAGTATTATAATATTAATGTAAATATGATTAGCAAAAAAGTTACTGTTAGAAAACCTTTAGAAGTTTCTTATTTACCGATATTTAGACAAGATTGTGCTATTTTAGGATTAAAATGGGAAATAAAAGTAAAAAGACCTGATACCTCATATTTAAGATATTAAAATGTAAGAAGAGTTGATGAGAAATGCAAGTAGGCGATTATGTAAGAACTAAAAAAAGAGGATTTCAACCTCCTCAAATTGCAAAAATAAGAGGTATGGAAAAAGATAGCGGTTATCATAACCAATATTTCGTAGAGCTAGATCATAATTTAATACCAGATTATGAATTTTGTATATATAAAGAGGATATTGAAAAAAGCAGTCCAAATATAATAGATTTAATTGAAGTTGGAGATTATGTAAATGGCGAAAGAGTTGTTGGCGTAATTAAAAAATATAAGTATTTAGAAATAAGTGATGAAGCAGTTATTATATCTGAAAAATATATTAAATCAATAGTAACAAAAGAACAATTTAAAATCATGGAATACAAGTTAGGAGATGATAAATAATGCAAATAGGTGATGATTTAAGACATCAATTTGTTAGGTTATCATATAGTCCTGAAATAATGTCTATGGAATTTACAAGAGAGGAAATGATAACTGTTTATGACTATATCAAGGATAAAGAACAAGAAGTAGAAGCTTTAAAATATATAATAAAAGATGTTTATTCTGATATTTGTCATGAATTACATGGACATATATTAAATCATGATGAAGATTCATGGAATCCAGAATATTATACTAATGGAAAATTAGATTATAGAAAATTATTAATAGCTTTATTATCTGATTATGAAAATAGATTGACCAAAGGAGTCGATAAAGAGTGAAAGTAATAGACATTTTAAACAAGATAGCAAACAATGAAGAATTGCCTTTAAGAATAAAGGTTAATGGTTATGAGTATAGAATTAGTAATGGACAATATTATAGTGATGAAAAATATATGTATTTAGTAGATAGTTCAAGTTCTATATCCCACCTAAATGATGAAGTAGAAATAATAGAAGAAGATAAAAAGATATATAAGTTAGATTGGGTTGAAGGTAATACTTTTAATAAAATACAAGAAAATAGTTATTTATCAAGGAAAGAAATAGAATTATTAGATAGTAATTTTAAAGAACTAGGAAATAAAATCAATGAAATAATAGATTATATAAACAAGGGTGATAAAAAATAAATGTATGAATTATTAATTAAACTTATATACGAAGCAGATTATAGAAAATTTACTATCGAAGAAATAAGCCAAATGAAAGATATACTAAACGAATATCAAAATAGAACGATAGAAGTAAAACTAAGGAGGATAAAAGATGTTTCAACTATGGGCGAAGAAAAGACCAATAGAGGGCAAAGGAAGTCCTTATGAGTTTATATTTAGTTTTGATAATGAAGATTATAAATATACTGCATTAGACACATTAGACCGTAGCATATATGAAGAAGCTATGATAGTAAGAGGTCAAGATTGTATCTTATATGTAGAATTTGAAAAACCATTAGTATTAAAAAGGAATAAGAGGTGCAAAGTCTGATATGACAAATACACAAAAAGAGTTTAAGAAAACAAATAAAAACTCCAAAAGTTTGACAACTATAGATATGCAAAAAGTAGAAGTAAATAATTTACTAAAAAGACTTGGAGAGTTAGAAGATGCTCCTTTAATATGGATTAACAAAAAAGTCTATGATATGGCTCAAGAAATAAAAAGATTAAAAGAAGAAAATGAACAGTTAAAGAAAGAATTACAAACATTAAAAATGAGCGAAGAGATATGGTTAGATATAGATTTAGGAGTAAATAAAGAGAATAAAAAATAATAGAAGGAGGAAATATGGGCATAAATAATGGTTTATATAATATGCTATTTGGTGAAAATGAGTATGCGGATGATTTATTAGATTTTTTAAATTTTAATAAAGCAATGTTCGGACGTTATAGAGATTGTTATTTAAATCATGATGGAACTAAAATAATAATATTAACGAGATGCGGTGGATACAACAGAGATGATTATGATGAAGTATTCTCTATGGCTAGATCACATAATTTATATTTAACAGATTATGATGATACAATAGACGATACTTATTGTTATTTTGAATTTAAAGTTCCTTATGAATTTGAAGAACAGTGTAAAAAATTTGCTAATGGAAAAGAGCCATTAACTGTTGGTGAACGTTTTGAAAAAGAATTTGAGGAAATGAACATTCCTGGTTCAGAAGCAGAAAAAAGAGCTCAACAAGTAGCTAATTATATTAATGAACAAATAGAATCACAGCCAGATGGAGGAATAATTTGGATGGGTGATAAAGATTATTTTAAGGAGGAATAATTATGAATAATGACGAACATTTTGTTGAATATGAAAAATATTGTAAAAATTGTATTTATAAAAATGATCCAGATTCGACAGAACCTTGTAATCATTGCTTAGATAATCCAGTCAATGTTAATTCAAGAAAACCTGTTGATTTTAAACCTACTGAGGAGTTTATAAAATCAGAAAAAATAAAGGAAGCAAGAAAACGTTTAGAAGCTCGTAGTAGGATGAAAAAATGATTTATATTTAAGGAGGTATAAATATGTGTAAAAAAGTATTCAAAAAAATTATTGAAAAAATATTTAAAAAGAACAAATCATATGAACCAGCATTTCATCCCTATTTAAACTGTGATAGAGTTATTTTACACGACGATATAGATCATCAACATATAGGGGGTCATATAGCATATATAGAACGCTGTGTGACTATAGATGATATTTTAGAGAAGCTAATAGTTTTTAATGTAGCTGCTGTAAATTTTTCAAAAAGAAGACCTGATTTGTTTAGAGATGTATATGACGTAAACTGTACGGACGATAAATTGGTTAAAAGAAAAGCTAGAAATAAAAATATGAGCTATTATTATGTTAAGGTGTTTAAACAAAACGAAAATAATAAAAATGGTACATGGTTAGGATATTTCATAGCTTCAGATGAGTTTGATGATATTATAAAGAAAGAGAAGGTAAAATAATATGAATTTAACAATTAATGGATGGACTCTTGCTGCATTTGTTATATTATGTTATTGTATTCAATCAATAATTGAAATATTAGCAAAAAATATAGCAACAGTTAGAGCAATAAAGCATTTAGCAAATATTCCAGAAGAAGAACGTAAAATGATTATTAGTTATATTACTAATAAAAAATAACGACAAATAAAAGAATTTAAAAAGGTTATTAAAAATTATCAGGGGGTTTCAATTTAAAAAATTTATTTAGAAAGATTTAAGATGAGGTAAAATAAAATGAAAAGTAAAAAAAAATATTTAATAGATTGGAATCATAGAATAGATGAGGTTTTGGTAAATTTAAAAAGAAAATGTAAGTGTGGTCATACACAAGTAGTTCCTTATTCAAGGAAACATGATTATACTATTTGTCATTATTGCGGAGGAAGATTATATTATGATGATCAAAAACAAAAACAATATGATGAAAAATGCAAAAAAGAAATGTTTAGATTAAGAATGAACAGAACATTAGAAAAAGCTACTGAGAAGCAAGAAAGAGAAAAACGAATAAAAAATATAGTAGATAAGAAAAAATTAAAAAGAAAATATTTCAAAACAAATATAGACTATTTTAATTTTTGTAAAAATATGACTATAGAAATTTATATAGTTAATAAAACGAATTCTGGAAATATAGTTGTATATTATGGAGCTAAACCAGGAAGACGTGTTACTAATAAAGATACGATGAAAAAAAATATTAAACAAAGACAAAAACAAATTATGTATGCAAAGAAAAATAGTAGGTGACATTATGAAAAACGAAGAAAAGAATTACAATATAGATCTTGAATATTTAGAAAATTGGCGAAAAGATGATACTTGCTATGTTATCCCTGTAGAAATAGTTAACGAATTAAAAGGACAAATAGAAGATTTATTAGAACATAATAAAGAATATCGAGATATATGTCGTGCAAAATCAGCATCAATAGATAGATATGCATTGATAGTTTCTTTTTTAGAAATAGAGAAAAAGAAAGCTAAAGAAAAAATAGAACAATTAGAACAGAATAAAAAAGATGCAATTGATATTTTGAATAGGAAGGTGAAATAATATGTCTAAATATAAACCATGTACCACACCTTATACAAAGACAATAATAAATGATATTAGAAGACAATTAGAAAGTACACGAAAAGATCAATGGACAATAGATGTTCTTGATATTTGTCATTTAATAGGTATGATTGATAAATTAACAAAAGAAAATGAAGAATTACGCGCGGTGCAAAAACAAGATAGAGATTCTGCAAATTGGTGGAGAAATCGTTATAAAGCTCAATTAAATATATGCAAAACGTATCATACGGACGGAAAAATAAATGACAGAAATAACGAAAAAGTTATTAGAAGCAGTAGACATTTTAGACAGTATTGATATTTATGATAATGGGCTTAACGATAGACTGTCTGAAATAGATTTAAAAATACAGGATCTTTTGCACTACATTGAAACTAATAAAATAAGTATATTATGGGCTTATAAATATATTTGTGAATTAAAAAAATTACGATTGGAAAGACGAGAAATAAAAAATGATATTTGCATAATGCAAAAATTTAATGAACAAAAGAATAAATTATTATCTACGTCTAATAGAAAATTCTTAATGGCGGAAATATATAAAGTAGAAAAACAATTACATACTCCATATAAAAATAGACAATATAAAGATGGAGAAATTGACGAAATATTAAAAAAGAAGGCATGATATTTAAATGGAACAAATAGAAAAAAGATTAGATTTATATAAAATTCATAGAGACATTATAAAATTACAAGATCATGAATTAGACACATGTTATAATGAACTAAGTAAATTAGATGAATTGGTAAAACATTATAGACATGATAAAGAACAATTAACTAAACAATTAGAAAGAATAAATAAAAAAGCACATGAGATTTTAGGTTATATGGAGAATGCTGTTAAGATAGATACCTCATATGTTCATTCTAATTTAGAAGAAATAGTTAGGCAAACAGACAATCCTATACCCGATGATTATTGATATTTTTATGCCCACTTTTATACAAAAAATATGGGCTTTGCCCACTTTTGATGTGGGTTTTATATTTTAAAAGAATTTTGAAAAGTGAAAATGGTCAAAAAAAGTGGGCTTTTGGTCAAATATTTTAGCAAAAGTGGCCAGCATTTTTTGCCGTATTTACGGGCTTTTTTGGGTGTTTAGCCCACTTTCCCACTTTTTTTCTTTAATCGGACTAAAAATAAAAAATATTAGTAATAGTAATATTTTTAAAAAAATAAAAAGAATAGCAATTAAAAGTGGGTTTTTGACCAAAACCTTAAAAAAAGGAGGTATTTATATTTTATGAATTGTCAGAATATTAGCTTGATGCCAGGTAGTCTTCCAACAGAAGAATTGTATCACTATGTGTTAGAACATTATCCAGATGTTAAACCAGAAAAAGTTAAAACCTTTTATGCTGTTAGTTATTATGATATTTTGATAACTTACAAAAATGGTAAAAGAGAATTGTTTGATACATTCGATGGATATAGACGATATATAAAATATGAAACTGATGCATTAACAGAAAAAGAACATAGAAAAGAATTTCCAATATTATTAACAAAAATGTTAAGAAGAAAAAATATTACACAAGAGCAATTAGCAAAAAAGATTGATATTTCTCAATCAATGATAAGTCATTATATGACAGGTAGAGCATTACCAGGTTATACCATTCTTAAAAAAATTGCAAATGCTCTTGATTGTTCTGTAGATGATTTATATTTAAAATTTTAATCGCGTTAAAAACATGTACTATTATAGAGAGAAGGAAGAAATAATCGGCCATTTTTATAAAATTTATATTTTAAAAATGAATGTTATTTTTAGATACATTCTCTTTTTGTTTTTATATTTTTAAGAAAGGACTGAAATATTTTGGCAAAAAAAGAAAATAAATTTCAATCTGATCTTAAAAAAGAACTTGAAAAAAGATTTCCTGGTTGTATAGTTACTAAACTTGATGCTAATAATATTCAAGGTATACCTGATTTATTAATTTTATATAATGACAAATGGGCTACACTTGAAAATAAAAGGAATGCTAAAGCTAGTAGACAACCAAATCAAGAGTATTATGTTAACAAAATGAATGACATGTCTTTTTCTAGATTTATATATCCAGAAAACAAAGACGAAGTATTAAATGATCTTACAAAGATGTTCAAAAAATAATTACATGAAAGGATATTATAAGTATGATATTTAATAAACATGAAAATTTAGAAGGTTTACATGCACCGTTTGGAGCTAGTAAACATAGTTGGTTGCGATATGATGATGAGAAAGCGATGGAGGTATATAAAAATCTCAAAGCTGCAGAAATGGGAACAATATTTCATGAATGGGCAAAAAACACAATTAATTTAGGTATAAAACAACCTAGATCAAAAAAGACATTATATAGTTATGTGAATGATGCTATAGGTTTTAAAATGTCTCCAGAAGTTGTTTTATATTATTCTGATTATTTCTTTGGTACTGCTGATTCTATTTCTTTTAGAAATAAATTTCTTAGAATTCATGATTTAAAAACTGGTGTAACACCAGCACATATGGAACAATTAGAAATATATGCAGCATTATTTTGTTTAGAATACAAGATAAAACCAAGTGATATAGAAATTGAATTACGAATATATCAGAGTGATGAAATATTAGTTCATAATCCAACGGCAGAAGATATCGTACCGATAATGGATAAGATAGTCCATTTAAATAACATATTAACAAATAACGAAGGGAGGTTATAGCCATGAATTCTATAGCTAATGAAATAAAGAGTTATATAGGTTCTGCCCAATTAACAGATGAAGAGTTCTTAGAACATTATGGTATGCCTAGAAGATCTGGAAGATATCCATGGGGTAGTGGTAAAAAAGATTATCAGCATTCTATTGATTTTTTAGGTAGAATAGAACAATTAAGAGAAAAAGGGTGGAAAGAAACTCCCGAAAATATCGAGAGAGATTTCGGTTTATCAGTTAAAGAATATCGTATGGAAAAGACCCTTTGTTTAAATGAGAGACGTTTGGATAAAGTAGCAACAGCTGAACGTTTAAGAGTCAAAGAAGGATTAAATAATACAGAGATAGCTAAACGAATGGGTATAAATGAATCCAGTGTTAGGTCTTTGTTAAACGAAAAATCCAAAGAAAAAATGCTACAAGCACGAAATACTGCTAATTATCTAAAAGAACAAATAAAAGAAAAGAAAATGATCGACGTTGGAGCAGATGTAGAAAGAGAATTAAATATCTCTAGAGAAAAATTTGATACCGCTTTATATATGTTACAAAGTGAAGGCTATGGGGTATATTCAAATAGAATACCCCAGGCTACTAATAAAAATCAATTAACAACACAAAAAGTTTTAGTTGATAAAGATATTAAACCAGCTCCTGGACAAAAAGTACCAAAAGAAATTTATCAATATGATAAGATTCAAACACTTAAAGATTATATATCTAGAGATGGCGGCGATACTTTTGAAAAGAAATTCCACTATCCATCTAGTCTAAATTCAAAAAGAATGCTTATTAGATATGCTGATGATAAAGGACCAGATGGCTTTACAGGAAATGATAAAGATGGTATAATAGAATTAAGAAGAGGTGTCCCAGATTTAAGTTTGGGTGAATCAAGATATGCACAAGTTCGTATATTGGTAGATGGAACTCATTATGCTAAAGGTATGGCCGTTTATTCAGATAAAATGCCAGATGGTATAGATGTAATCTTTAATACTAGTAAAGGTAAAAATGTTCCAATGAAATCAGCAGATAAAGATGCTAAACAAGTTCTTAAACCAATTAAAAATGATCCAGAAAATCCATTTGGTTCAGCAATTAAAGATGTTGAACAAGGTGGACAGTATTGGTATACTGATAAAAATGGTAAAAAGAAATTGGGTTTAATAAATAAAAGATCTGATGAAGGTGATTGGACTGAATGGAAAGATGCTTTGCCTTCACAATTTTTATCTAAGCAATCTCCATATTTAGCTAAAAAACAATTGGAATTAGCTAAAGCTAATAAAATGGATGAATTTGAAGCCATTAGATCATTAACCAATCCTACAATTAAAAAATATTATTTAGATAAATTTGCTAGTGAATGTGATAAAGCGGCTGTAGATTTAAAAGCAGCTGCATTACCAGGACAAAAGTATCATGTAATAATACCTGTTAATTCTTTAAAAGAAACAGAAATCTACGCCCCTCAGTATAAAGAAGGAACAAAAGTAGCGTTAATAAGGTATCCACATGGTGGTCGTTTCGAAATACCAGTATTGACAGTAAATAATAAAAATCCAAATGCTAGAAAAATAATAGGAACTGATTCAATAGACGCTGTTGGTATAACTAAAAAAGTAGCAGATAGATTATCAGGAGCAGACTTTGATGGCGATACTGTAATGGTTATTCCAACAGATGATAGAAGAGGCAAGGTAAAAATTTCTAGAAGGGATCAATTGGATGGTCTTGTTGGATTCGATAACAAAGTTTATCAATATGATACAAAGAGTGCTGATGGAAAACATTATTATAAAAATGGTAAAGAATTTAAAATAATGAAAAATACAGATAATCAAATGGGACGTATTTCAAATCTTATTACAGATATGACTTTACTTGGTGCTAATGATGATGAATTAGCAAGAGCTGTAAGACATTCAATGGTTGTAATAGATGCCGAAAAACATAAACTTGATTATAAGCGTAGTGAAATAGAAAATGATATAGCATCATTAAAAAAGAAATACCAACAAAGTTATGACGAAAATGGTAATTTAAAATATGGTGGCGCTTCTACAATTGTTTCAAGAGCAAAAGGTGATGCATTAGCTTTAAAAACTAGAGGTCAAGCTAAAATAAATGAAAAAGGAAAAAGCTGGTATGATCCTAGTAAACCTGAAGGAGCATTAATTAAAACATTAGCTTTACCTAAAGACTTGTATTATGCAGAAAGCACCTTAGATAAAAAGACAGGTATTAATGCCATAAAAACAAAAGATGGTAAAACTATAAGATACAATCTAAGGGATCCTAAGGAAAGAGCTAAATATGATCCAGTTATGCATATAAATAAGAAGACTGGTGAAGTTTATTTCACTAATAAAGATGGTTCTATAGAATATCGTAAGAAGGCTCGTACTACAACATCTACTCGTATGGCAGAGACTGATGATGCTATGACATTGGTTTCACCTCATAAGCATGAGATAGAGCTACTATACGCAGACTATGCCAATACCATGAAAGCCATGGCTAATACCGCCCGTAAGGAGTATATAAAGACCCCTGCTCTTGAATATAATCCAAGAGCTAAAAAAGTATATGCTAAAGAGGTGTCTGAGCTAGAAGCACGCCTAAATGAAGCAATGAAGAATTCACCTAAAGAGAGAGCTGCACAAAGAATGACCGCAGTAGAGGTACGTGAAAGGAAGAGACTCAACCCAGATATGAAGGGTGATGATGAGCGTAAACTTTCTCAAAGGACCGTGACCAAGTATCGTAAAGAGTTGGGCACTATAAATAGAAGAAGTCGTGCAATTACAATTTCTGATAAAGAATGGGAAGCAATTCAAGCTGGAGCAATTAGTGAGAATAAATTAAAAAAGATCCTACAATATTCTGATGCAGACTCTTTAAGACAAAGAGCAATGCCAACAAATAAAAAAGGTTTAAACACAGCTCAAATCAATAGAATTAAAAGAATGGCTGATTCTAATTATACATTACAACAAATTGCAGATGCAATGGGAATTTCAACTTCTGCAGTTTCTAAATATTTGAAAGGAGAATAAATTAATTATGAAAAATGAATATCGAACTTTTGCGCTATCGACAATTGACAATCCTTTTAACCCGTTCGACGATTTTGACAATTGGTTTCTGTTTGATTGTGAAAAAGGTTACTATTCCCTATCCAGGATAGCTAGGCTTTCAAACACTTCAGAAGACATGTCAGACAAAGAGGAAGCAATTGCAACTGAAAAAGCAATTGAAAGATTAATTGAAATTGATCCTTTAAATATTTACATAAAAGTTTATAAAAATAATAATTCTAACAATAAAATTGACAATTTAAAAGAAAAAAATGAAGAAAACGAAGAAACAACAGACACTGTGAATGATAATAGACTAGGGGAGGGGTAGTCAAAACTACACCCCCTGCCTACATCGCGCCGGCCTTTAT